GTACAGTGGGCTAAGACACTACCACGAGATTACAGTGCTATTGTGGGGGTAGAAAGAAGTGGTATGTTACCAGCGACCATGTTAGCACTGCATTTGAACATTCCAATACTAACACTTAATGAGCTAATGGAAGGAAGAAAAGAATACTTGGATAGCAAGGTTAAGAAAGGGATAATAAAGAAAGTTCTGGTAGTTGATGATAGCATAAGCTCAGGAAGAGCTATGTTAAGAACTAAGCAACAAATAAGGTGGAGTAATTATGAAATAGAGTATGGTGCTGTGTATGGACTAGAAGAGGGTAGGCACTTAGTGGACTATGTTTATAAGATAGTACCATTACCACGAGCATTTGAATGGAATCTGTTTCATAATGATATTTTAAAGGATGCTTTACTGGATATTGACGGAGTTATATTCCAAGAGCCACCTACAGAAGATGATACACAAGAGTATGAAAACTACTTAATGAGTCCCATACCCTTGTACATACCAAGTGTAATGGTGAAAGGCTTGGTAACAGGTAGGCTTGGCAAGTACAGGGATATAACAGAGCAAACACTTGAAAGGTATGGTATTAGATATGAAGAATTGGTAATGGCTGATTTTAGCTCACCACAGGAAAGGAGAGAGTATGACATGGGTAGAAACAAAGCCAAGTCTTATGCAGAAAGCAGTGCTACTTTGTTTATAGAAAGTTCTAAGCAACAGGCTGATGCGATTAGAAGAATTACAGGTAAAGAAGTAATTTGTATAGAAGAACTATGAGAAAGCTAGAAATAGGAACACATGAGAGTAAGAAAGGTTGGGAAACTTTAGACATACTACCACCAGCCGATATTGTAGCTGATATTACTAAGACACTTCCAATAGAGGACAATACTTATGACGAAGTGTATTTAAGCCATGTACTAGAGCATGTGAAGTGGTACAGGGTAAAGAAAGTACTAAAAGAGCTTCATAGGATACTCAAGCCAAAGGGTGTGATAGAGATACATGTGCCTGATATGGGAAAGATAATTGAAGCATACTCAGGAAGAACTATTCCAGATAGGTGGTATAAGTTTAACGCTGATAGAGACCCATTCCTGTGGTTTGTGGGTAGAGTGTATACTTACGGAGAGCATGATTCAGACTTTCACAAGGGAGCTTTTAATGAAGAGTATCTTAAAAGAATACTCGCTGATGTGGGGTTTGTTAATTTGCAATTAGTAGAAGAAAGAGAGAATATTCATGGGTATATTAACTTAGGAGTAAAAGGAATGAAACTATGAGAATAGCTTGGATTGCTGATTACAAGTTAAGTGAACATCTAGGGGGAGCGCAGCATACCAATGCTAAAATGATTGAGTATGGAGAGGGTCTAGGGTACAACATAATTCAGATAGAGCCAAGAGCATTTGATTGTGGGTTTGAAGCTGATCTAGTGATAATTAACAACATCATGAACTTTAGAATAGAGGATATAATTAAAGTAGCTCAAAGAATACCAACAATTAGGTACGAGCATGATAGGGAGTGTAGTATCAAATATCCACAGATATACGATTACACCATACAAAATATTTTTTTAAGCCCACTGCACAAGAGTATATGTGAGGGTAATGCTAAAAAGGAATTAAAGGGAGTTTGTATACCATCTCCAATAGATAGCAGTGTATTTAATTTAGAAGGTGTTGAGAAAGAAAAGGATTCTGTACTATGGGTAGGAAGTGTAGAGCCACACAAGGGATTTGACAAGGTAGTGGAGTATGCCAAAGAATATCCACAAAAGAGATTTTACATAGTGAGTTTTGATTACAAAGAGCAAGAGCTTCCAAGTAACATGGAGTTTCTAGGAGAAAAGCATGGTAGTGAACTAGCTTTGGTGTATAAGAAGTGTGAGGAGTTGTATCATCATCCACAACATGAAGCATTTGGAAGAACTGTTATGGAAGCATATTTATGTGGGTGTAAGTTAAATGTCAATGAGAATGTAGGTGCTATGAGCTACGATTGGGATTTTAATGATTACGAGTTAATTAAGAATAAGTTGTATTCAGAGCCAGTATTCTGGGGTGAAATATTTAAGTATCTGCCTAACAATGAAAAAGGTAGTAATAATACCGAGCAACAATAAAGCTATATATATTAAGAGTACACTAGATTACATCTATGAAAGAAATCCCCATGCTACTGTGTACCTTTGTGATGATTGCTCTGATGATGATTCTATGATGATACTCTGGAACTACCAGAAATACCGAAAGCCAAGAAACTTAAAAATATTCAGGTGTAAACAAGCTAAAGGAAGGGAAGCTATTGTGGAGAGAATGGTAGGTATAGCTAAGGAGAATGGATACGAGAAGTTTGTTATTTTAGAGTTAAATGAGAGTGTTAAAAAGCATTTGTTATTTAATTTATGATATAATTAATTATGATTAAGAAAGAAAAAGGTAAGTGGGTTTTATACAAAGGAAAGAAGAAAATAGCAGTCTTTGGAAACGAAAAGGTTGCTAAAGAGTGGGAGAAGAAAGAAGAAGAGAAGCAAAAAGAGAAAGATAGTAAATAACCTATAGAGGTTAAGCAATGAGTAAATCAACAACAGAACAAGCCCAAACAAGTAAGGATAATAAAGCTCTTGATGGTATAAGCCAGAGGGAGTTGAACGAGTTTATGCACGAAGATGACAGTGGGTACTCTAGAAGGAGAAGGATTTTGGAAGCTGTCTATAAGAAAGCTATAAGTGATGATAAGGATGCTTTATATGCAGGGAATAGTCTACTTGATAGAGATATGGGTAAAGCAACAGAGAAAAGAGATATTACTTCTGGGGGACAATCTCTACAGCCAGTAATTGTCTTAGATATGGATACCAATGGAGATTAAAATAGGTGATATATTATTCCCAAAGCAACAGGAGTTTTATAAAGCGTATAAGACAGGTAAGTATGATGTAATGATGTTCGGGGGTGGTATGGGTGGTGGTAAGTCTTGGTTGTTAGCAGTTTTATTTCTAAGCAAAGCGTATTTGTATGGTGGTACTGTATATGGTGTATTCAGAAAGAACTTAACTACACTTAAAAGAACTACATACCAAACATTCAAGAGAGTTGCTGAAGAGCTACATATCCCTTATGAAGAAAACAGAGCCGATATGTTCTGGAAGATAACTGGTAGGAATGGTAAGACTAGCATTATATGGTTTTCAGAGTTAGATGAAAGTAAGGATACAGATTTCAATAAAGTGAAGTCTTTTGAGCTTACTGATATTGGTGTTGATGAAGCTAATGAGATTTCAGAAGAAGGGTTTAATATTCTTACTTTAAGAAAGGGTAGGGTTAATCCTTTCAATATGCATTGTTTCATATACCTCAGCTGTAATCCAGATAAGAACTGGGTTAAAAGCAGGATTTATGACAAATGGAGAGACAAGAGTTTACCAGAGAACTATTACTTCTTACCAAGTTTAGCAACTGATAACACATACTTAACTGAAGAATATCTAAGGAGTTTTGAGGATTTACCAGAAGCTGAAAAACAGAGGTATTTGTATGGTAACTGGGACTTTGCTGATGATCCTAATCAATTAATTAAGTACGAGTGGATTAAGGGTAACATCTGGACTCCAGAGGGGAAACCAGACACACTAGGGGTTGATGTAGCAAGAGAAGGAGACGATAGGACTGTATTTGCATATTCTTCTAAAGAGGGATTGCATGATTTAGAGGTGTTCAAACACCAAGACACAATGACCACAGCACAACTTGCACTAGAGAGAATGAAAGAAAAAAGAATAGGATTTAGGAATACTGGTGTGGATGTTGTAGGTGTAGGTGGTGGTGTTGTAGATGCTATGAGAGAGCAAGGGTACTTTATTACAGACTTCAATTCAGGAAAAGCACCTACTAAAATGATGGGACATTTGTTATTTAAGAATCTAAGAGCAGAAACATACTGGGATTTAAGAGAAGCCTTACAAAAGGGGGAGTATAAACTTCCTGATAACAAGGAGTTAATACAAGAGTTGCTTTCTATTCACTACAAAGTAACTGACAAGATAATTCAGATAGAGAGCAAAGCCGAAATGAAAAAGAGAATGGGACACTCTCCTGACTTGGCTGATGCAGTTGTTATAAGTAAATACTGCTCAAAAGGAAAGCCAGAGATACTTGTGGGAATGTTCTAGTTATATAAATGTTACGAATATGGTAAAATATATATAATACTAAATTGATTTCAATACTGAATGCGATACTACGATTTAGAGAACTATCTTGAGGGGGGAAAGGTAAAAGAACTTCAGACTTTACTTCTAGGGGGAAACAAGAATAACACCATTAAAATGCTCAGAGATTACTATAATGGAGAGCAGTGGGAGTACAATTCTTGGATGACTGATACTACAAGAAGTGGTAAGAAAGTATGGAATGTACATAAAAAGAACCCTAATGACATGGGTATAGGAGAGGGAGACTTACAAGTTTACAATGTGTGTGATTCAACAATTAACATTTACTCTAGTTATGCTAGGGGAACTATCAATGACGATAACAGGGTAAGCATTGAGAATAACGACAACTTAGCTCAGCAGGTAAACGATAATATTGACTTAGACACTATCATATCTAGAAGTATTACACGAGCTGGAGTAGACTCAGTA